GATATCCAAGGCTTTAAAGTAGTGTCTTCTTTACCGCCTACCTCTGTGTGCCTTTGTACCGTATGTAACTCTAATGCGTTTGTGATTCGTAGGAAATCTTTATCAACAACAATACTACCCATGATAGTAGTACCATCAATTAATTTTACCATACGATAATTTGTGTTATTAGCCATTTTAATCCTTTAGGTTAATATTATGTATCTCGTAATCGAACTCTTCCTCTGTGTATATATTTATTCTTTCCTGAAAGTGCTTTAAGGTATAATTTTCTTTAGACTTGTAAGTTAGATCATCTGATATATCATACAAAGTGGCATTGACTTTATTGTCGCCTAGTCTTAGACCTCTACCGATTGATTGTAAATTTCTTATTCTACTCTTTGATGGACTCGCAAAGATTATATTGTGTAGATTCTTAATGTTAATACCAGTAGAGAAAGTACCATAACTTGCAACAATAATAGCATCATTTTCGTTCTCAACTATGGCTCTTGCCTTTTCTCTTTCTTCTGTTTCTACACCACCATATATATAAAAAACCTTTCGATTTTCTTCCGCTTTATCATCAATAATTTTATGTAAATTCTTACCATGTTTCTCTACTAACTGAAATAGTATCAATGTATTACCTTTCAGTTTAAGTGCCAGATTACGAATGAAATTATTTCTTGATACACTACTCACAAGATAGTCTATCTCGTCTTGATACTTACCTTTTGATATGATCTTGGCATTTGCCTCACTATGTTTAAGTATCAAACATCTCACAACAAGATTACTTAACTGATTTTTATCCATTAATTTTTTAGTTGTTGTAACTTTGTTTACAGCACCGAATAAGCCTTCTAATACTAACTTGTGTGTATGAGCACCATCTAATGTTCCTGTAAGACCGATACGATACTTACAATCAATAAGTTTAGTCATAATTTCTGTTAATGATTTTGATTTAAATAGATGTGCCTCGTCACCAAATACAACACCAAATTGTTCAAAGTATTCTTTCGGCAACTTGTATAGACTTTGCCATGTTGATATCAATACTTTCTTGTCTGTTTGATTTGAATATCCACTATATAATCTATGACAATACTTCTTTACATTCCAACCATACGATTCAAAATCGGTATACATTTGTTCCACTAATGATGTTGTAGGAACAATTAAAAGTATTCTATTATTGTGCTGTTCGTTGATTAGATGAGTGTAGTATCGTATTAAGGAATATATGATGAATGACTTGCCTGAGGCCGTAGGACTTACTAGCAGCGCCCTATTGCGTTTTAAACTATGATATATTGCGTCTATCTGATAATCTCTTGCTTCAAATTTTTGACCTAAACTATTAGAAAATTTAGTTACCGTTTCTTTATTAACCTTGTTATCTATCTCTACATCTTTACCAGCAACTATGGCATAACCTCTTTCTTCGGCGAATGCTTTAATGTATGGATATAGTCCGAAGTAAATTTCTTTCGTCTTCTGTGAGAACAATCTTATTTTTCCATCCCACATACGATTTCGAAATGCTGGCATAAACTTATATCCCGGCACATAGAAAGTAAAGAATTCAGATATTTCTCTTTGTACATCTGACTCGCAGTTTACCGTAATGTAAACTTCATTCTTTTTTTCTATAATGATAAGATTAGAATTGTCCTGATTGATATTCGTGATGTTCACCTACTTGTCCCTTTATCTGTATGTTAAAAGAAATACTTATACGATTTCTATTAGACTCATTTATTGGGACCCAATGTAGTAACCACGAAGGAAATATTATTAGTCTGTTAGTTTTTGAAATATAGGATAGTAAGTTTGAATTTTCGTTAGTCTTCGTTTTCTTTCTCGGCACTATTACATCTGCTGCTGGTCTTGGGTCCTGAAAAATAATACCAGTTTCAGCATCGGAGTTTAAATAAAAAACTCCACTTAAAAAATTGTTTGAATGAGTGTGTGGTGGGTGATTTTCATTCTGTTTTAATATAGTACCCCACATATCAGTAATCTCTAATTGATCTGCTTCATAACCTAACTTATCAAGAACTTCAAAAGCAGCCTTAGCTACATCTGTTGCAAACCATTTAAATGGTTGACTCTTTTCTAAATGAGGTCCTGTTTGCCAAACTTTATTATGATTTCTTTTACTATAAAGATAAAGTATTTCTTCTTCCATAGAAGGCAATCTTTGAGGTACTAAAAAATTATCTTTTATAAAGATGTTTGTAGAAAATACTTTTTGATGTTCCATTATATTGCACCACTTGTAAACTTCTTCCATTCAATAGCGTTCTTAATTAAGAATGTTCGATTGTTTATACTTCTTAAAACTTGTTCAAGATACTTAACGATTTGATTTTGATAAGCAACTTTTTGATCAGCTCTTTGTAATTCAGGATCAGAATCCATATAGATATGTACATCTGACTTTAATACTTTTATGTCAAATGGTTTATCTTTATATACACTAGGGTCTGCCTTACCTGTATAGTATTCCCACTTATCTCTTAGCATAGCCTTATGTTCATATTCCGATTTCTTTAATAGTAAAGAAAACTTATTAAAGTGTTGTAAATATTTATTATGTAATAAAGGTATCTTAATTGATTCAGCGTCTAATTCTGTATCATCTAATTTAAAATCTTTATCTACCGATTGTTGTAATTCTTCTAATGTCATGTATGTATTATATCACCTTTTCGGTTAATTGTAAAGCTGTTGTAGCATTTTTTCTTGTGTTATATATTTTAGATTAGGACATGAACTCCATTCAGATATTTCGGAAGCGGTTTTTGCTTCCCCCTTATTTACTTTATAGAATTGAGTATCAGGAAACTTATCAAATGTGTTCTTATGTTGTGGTATCCAATTATCAGGTCTAGCCGCCAATGCGTCTTTCTCGGCATAACTTTTTGAACCTGCATATATGTTATTGACTTTTTCTGTATCGGAATATAGATCGTGACCTACGATATATACTTCTTTAGCACCTAATTCACAAGCAAGATATACCGATCGACTACCTGTTGCATATCCAAAACCATCTACATCTGGTTCAACGCTTTTTATTTTATCTTCTTTAGAAACACCTGTGATATAAGTTATACCTAAATTATTTCCCTTTGTAAGTGTGAATACACCATCAGCACCATGATAAACAGCTTCTTCACTATCATTCCAAACGATATCAGTTTTGCCTTGCCATGCTTTCAACTGTTCTTTTGCAACAAATATTGGAACAGGTGTCCAATATCCTAAATATATTTTCATATTATTATGATTTGCTTTACGATATATCTCGTGTGATATTCTTGAATCTAATGCCACTAATATATCAGGTGTGAAATCACGATAGATAGCATTACAACCTATTACAGTTGCATGGTCTTTCATTTTGTTGAGGTCTAAGCCTTGTCTTGATTGCCCATTACCTAGGCAGACGGCTGTATCGATCCATGTTAAAGTTTTCATCAAAAGTCATCCTATATTTTTTTGTACTACGAAGAAGATATCTGTACAATTTCATAATACATATAATTAAAACTTGCTTGTACTTGTAAATAATCAACGTCACTTGCCTTGATGTCATAAGATAATGACCCTAAAGATATAGGGAAAACATTTTGAAATCTTATCTCAGTCTTGGCAATGTTCTTATTATTTAGAACAGTTAATGTAGCGTCTGAATATATACCACCTTCTGAAAGAGGTTGTGGTACACTTGTTCCTGTGGCAGCTGTACTTGCTGTTGTGCCAGGAAATCTATCAGCACCTGTTCCTAGTAAATTTTTAAATTGTGTATGATCTTGTGGAAATCCTAGACCTGTAATCCAGTCGTGTATCTCTTTGTAGTTATTTAGATTTTCATCAACTAAAAACGATACATCTAAAGTCTGATATGTCACCTTATCGCCAACACCTGCAATATCTTTTAGAGGTGTTTCAAAACTTGTAGACCCTAAAGCAATACCAGGTATGTTTGCTGTCTGTACAAAAAATTCAACATTAGGTAGTTTAGTCATCTTGAACCTAAACTGAATCGGACTTGCATAGTCAAACTTACTAGGTGTTCTATCAATTATATTTGTATCTGTCATAATATCTTACCTTTGTTCTTACCATGCTTAACCATGTACTTTTGTGTTCCATTTGCACCAGTTTCTACTGATTTACGAAACATCTTAAACATACTCATTTCTCTAGCATCTTTAAATCTTTTTTGAACATAATTTAAAACTTTTTGTTTGTTAAATTTATCTCTATCCATTACACCCTCTTTATTAAATTAAAATTAGGTGCGTTCCTTCAGCTTATGCTTACTACCGTCCTGTATAGTTTTACAAGATGAACGTATATTACTATTTATATGTTTTTATTGATGCCATCCTCGATCTTCTATTTTTTCACTATTGCAATTCGGACACTGCCATTCACCGTCTTCATCTGGTAACACTAAATCTGGCGGTGTACCTTTCCATGTGCAATCATAACAATACCAATTCCATTCTTTCATATAACTATTTATGTAAGCATTAGGTCAAAAAAAAAGGGCAGTTTTTACACCGCCCTTTTTTGTAATCGTTTGATAACGATATTACATAATGTTTTTAACTAAAACACGTCTGTAATAAACGTTTTGATCATCAGCACCAACTGCGCCAGCGTTATCTAAAACACCAGTACCTCTAGCCGTTGCAAAAGGATTTTGTACCATACCATATCTAGTTTTGAAACCGATTTTTGGTTGGAACGTATCTTGACCAACTGCTCTTACCATTTGTAATGGTACGTAAGGACAATAGAATAGTCCAGAGTCGTATGGTGAAGTTCCTTTGTAACCTACACAATAGAATTGACTTGCAGATATATTCGCTGCATATGGATCAACATATACTTTAAATTTACCGTTAAGTACACCAGCGAAAGTATTTCCAGTGTCATCTACGTTTAAGTTAGTGTTAAGAGCAGGAGCGTAATCTAATACACCACTCATTTGAAGTGCAGAAGCAACATCAGCTGAACAGATAATTAAGTTACCTTTTCCTCTTCTTGTTAATTGACCAATCGCATTGGCATCTCTCTCTAGTTGGAATAATAGTCCTTTGAATTTCTCAACTGACCATCTACCATTAGAGTCTGTATCTAAGTCAAATATACCAGCAGTAGTAACATTAACTTGAGCACCAGGTTTTGCGTGACCATAGATCGTTCTAACAACTTCTCTATTGATTTCTGCAAGGATTTCAGTAGATAGAATGTTAGCAAGTTCCGTTTCAGCATCTAAACCATGGATTGCTTTTAAGTCTTGAGCAAGTTCCATAGTGTATTCAGCCTTTAGAGCTCTTGATTTAGCAGTCACAGTAACTTTATCGATTGAGAACGCCATTTCTGAGAACTCATCTGTTCCGTCACCAAGTGTTTCTGCTTGTGTAGTACTCATACCAGAACCAGTAGTGTAAGCAGTCGCTGATGGACTATCGTTTAGTAATCCAGGGTTAGTTCCTGATTGAGCATCAGGTGAACCTGAACCAGCCGCAGCATCTGTTGCTGAGAAAGCAGAGTCAACTTCATTGAATAGTGTTTCAGCACCAGCTTGTGAAGTGATTCTTGATTTCATAGCGAAGATAAGACCAGTTGGACCAGTCATCGGTTGTACACCACAGATATCGTAAGCAATAAGATTAGGCATTGCTCTTCTAACTAGTGATATTAAAACCGGATCCCATTTACCAACACCACCTGTATCAGGCATAGTACCAGCAAAGTTAGCAGGCGAAGCTTCAGTCATAAAGCTTGCGTCTTCTCTAACTGCTTTTTCTTGGTTTTCCAAGATAACAGTTGTTACAGCTCTTTTATAAGCATCACCGATTTTTGGTAAATCAGGATGTTCTAATACTGGCTGCCATTTTTCTTGTAAGTTTTCAGTAAGATACATTTTTATCTCTCCTATTATTTTTAATTTATTAAATCTTGTTAGATTTAATGTTTTGTGTTATAGCGGCTGTATATGCAGCCATCATATCAGATTTGCCTCTAGTGAAATCACTAGGAGCGTTTGCCGCAACTGCGTCAACTTCATCTTTAGATGCTGTTTCAGCAATTTTGCTTTTAGGAAAATAAGATTCTTTAATAGTTTCTAATTTTTCCCTAAACTTATCAGCACCATCATACTCAACGTTCTCAGCCATTTTCTCGAATTTTTCTTTTTCTGTGTCAGCAAGATCAGTTGATACTTCATCAATTGCTTTTGCTTTTGCAGATTGGGAAACTTCTTTAGTTAGATCAACATTTTTTGCAATCTGTTCATTTAACTTGTCTTCAAGTTTTTTAGTCTGATTAGTTAAGTCATCTAGTACGTTATATTTTTCTTCTGGAACATCAATATAATGTTCTTTGAATAAGTCTTTAAGACCAGTAATGAAGTCTTCAGCAATCTCGGTTCTTATTCCTCTTTCAACTGCTAATTCATTTTCTTTCATCCATTCTTCAACAACATAGTTTAGGTACGAGTCAACTTTTTCGACCATAGCTTCTTTTACTGTTTCAGTTTCTTTTGAAAGTTTTTCTTCATATCTCGCCTCAAGGATTTTAGTTTGTTCTTGGATTCGTGTCTTAACAGCAGTTTCAAAAATTGTAGCAGCTTTATCTTTGAATTCCTCAGATAAATCAGCGTCGCTTGAAACTAATGCCTTAACGTCAGCAGTTAAATCTATTTCTAAATTGTCAGTAGTTTCTTCAGTTTTAACTTTAACTTCTTTTTCTACTTCTTCTTCTTTAACAGATGTGCCAGATTTATTATCTTTTGATAATGAACCATCTTTGGCATTTTTTAATGCTGGATCCGAAGTATTTTGTTTTGCTTTAGAAGCAGCGTCAGCAGGTTTGTCAGTTGGACTTACAACTGCTTTACCCATATCAACTGCGTCATTTTTAAGATTAGAAGCTTCAGAAGGTTTAGCGTCTTTAACTACAACGTTAACCTCTTCTAAATTTTCTACGTCTTTTTTTAAGTCTGACATTCGGTCTCTCCTTGATTATTAAAAAATTTAATTAAATTTTAGTTATTATTATTTATATGTTTTATCATCTTAAACTTTACGCCTTGTCTTAAGGCTGCGTAGGTTATTTAAGTTTAGATAAAAAGTCGTTAAAAATAGAGGCTTTTGTTTCTGCCAATTCGGCACGTTTCGTGTTCTCTATCTGTTGTTTGTATCTTTCAACTTCCATACTTTTCAGTACACCGTTGTCCCATATCCACTCTTTGCCTTCCATAATACCTTCTACGAAAGCGTCTGGAGCTGATGGGTCTGCAACTATATCAGCCGCAGTAGCAAGATAGAAATCTCTACCGACAGTACTGCCTTGTATTGATCCCATACCTCTTGATGATACACCTAGTTGAGCACCTTCGTCAATTAAATTCTTAACGATTTTACCATAGGGTGTATCCATTATCTTAGCCTCACCTATGAAGTTTTTACCTTCTGGTTTTAGACTAGTAATCATGTGTGAAACTCTTTCTAGGTTAACTGTTGGTCCGTCTGGATGTCCTAGTTCACCAAAAGCACGTTTCTTGTTTATAAATTGTTCGTTGTATCTAGCAACTTCTTTGGCAAGAGTCTGTACTGGATAAATACGACCATTACGGTTCTTAATATCCGCCTGCATAAAGACACCTCTTATCTTATATTGTTTAACACCAGCAGAATTTGCTTCTGTCAATACTTCGATATCTTCTATTGTTTCTGTTATTAGTTTCATATTTTCTCCACCTTGTTTCTAATTCTTTGTTTATCTTACTTCGAGTATAATAGTATAGTTATCACCTGCAACAAATCCTTTTGTTGAAAATAATACATCACCAGCAGGACTTGTGTTTGCTGTTAGTGTTGCGTTATTAGGTATACTATTTCCTCCTACATTATAATCGTGAAAACCACGACCAGAGAAGAAACCTATTGTTGCATTTGCAGCACTTGTACCACTACCTGCCCACAATATCTCAACACCAGATTTACCATTTGTAGTATTAATTGCCCAATATATTTTTGCAATTGTTTTTGTAGCGTCTTCACTCATAAAAGTCAAAGCACTTGCATCCATTTTAGTCACAAGTGTTTCACCTGATCCATCACACATATTTGTAAATTTCATCACGGTCTTAGTACCGGTTGTATCTACAATCGTTTGACTTGTTACTACATCAGCCATTAGTTGTTTCTCCTAAATTCACTCACTAACAAATAACTCTCTACGTTTGAATCAGTTGTTAATAACATTTGTTTATCGTTACCAAACTTTAATTGATCAGGTCGTAATCCGTACTTACCTTTACCAGTCAAAGTCAAATCATTTTCTTCACTAGAGGTACTTAAAGTTAATGTACCAGTACCTTCTATTAAATAATAACATTCAATTAAACTTACTAATGATTTATTATTACCACTTGCAAGTTTTTCAGCGTCAACTACTACTTGATCGGTTTCACTTCCAATACCTTTTGATTGAACAATGTATTTAGAAGTGCTATCTACAACCTTGGTATTAGCAATTGTCATAAGAATTAACCAGTCCAGCCAGTATTTTTTCTTAACTCTAACAATACGAATCCAGAAGTACTTAAAGCACTTAACTGTATATCGCCACCTGTTGCAGTAGTATTAGTTGCGTTGTTATCAATTTTTCCAGCAGTACCATCATAGTGTCCTGAACCAGAAAGATTAAGTGCTAGAGTATCAGTTGAAGCACCTTTAAACTCAATTATAACATGACCTGTGTCATCATTATTAACACCGTCAGATAAACCCCACCACGCTCTTGTGATAGATAATTTAGCACCGTTAGCATGACCATCTAATGCACTTGCGTCCACTATAAGATTGTCGGCATCAGTACCTGTATCACTCATATTTACTAGCACGGTAACCAAACCACTATGACCACTTGTAGTTACCGTATCTCTAATTATTCTTGCAGCTAAAGCCATTTTTTATTCTCCTTAATTTAATATTTCGTTGTCAAAGTAATCTTCTATATCAGACACCTTAACGTTTCTTTTTTTTGCTACTTGTTTGATAATACTATCGACCTTACTTATGATCTCCCCCTTAGTATTACCTAACAAAGTAAATACATCTTTCACCGCCTGTTTCGCCGCAGGAGATAATTTCTTAAACTCCGCAGTTTCTTTAGGACTGTCTTCCTTCAACTCTATAAGAGTTTTTTTAAACTTCTGGAACGACAGCTGGTTCATCTTCTCCACCTTGATCTATTTCAACTTCAGCAGCAACAGGTTCTTCAGCAGGTTCTTCACCCGGAGTAACCACGTCACTAGGATTATCATCTAATCCTGAAGCGTCTTTTATTGCTTCTTGGTCTTGAGCACTATTTAACCAGTCTGTAGCAACTGTTTGTCTTTTGTCGTCTAGTGCTTGTCCTATTTTATCAGACAAAGCATTCTTAAATGCGTCTTGAGCTTTAATATTATCTCCGCCTGCAAGTGAATTGACCATATCTTTTACATTATCATTTGGCATAATTATTCATCTCCTATATTTATATCGGCATTATCATCATTACCTGACATATCTTGTCCTTCAGGTGAAGCAATAATACCTTGTTTTATTTCAGTAGCGATCTGATTATCAATATCAATTATATCCTCATCACTTTGTCTTAATACTTTTTTTCTTATGTAGTCTACCGAGTAGTACTTACCGATATACGGACTTACTTCTTGAGCAAGACTTAATCTTTCTCTCATTATCTCTGCTTCTTTTAATTCAGCAAAGTATCCATCTTTTAAGAAATCATATTGAATATGACTGTGTATTCTCTGCCAATCTTCAATTGTGATAACACCTTTTAAAATCAATTGTGATTTTAATATATCACTAAAGACAGTAGAAAATCTTTTTCTTAATCTTTGAATGAATTTAGTAAACTTCAATTCATCTCTAGTTATCTCAGCAGCCTTACCAAGATTGAAACCTGCTTCTGATTCCATTCTTGAAATTGGTACATTCAATGCCTTGTAAAGTTTCTTTTGAAAGTACTGAACATCTGTAATCTCACCTAGGTTTTGTCCACCAGGTAATGTAGATACTTCAGTTCCTTTTGCACCCTCTCTACGAGGTAGCCAAAAGTCTTCAAGCATTGACATATGTTTTCTGTCATCTCTTACTTCACCAGTAGAAGCGTCATAGACAAGTTTGTTTCTATATCTTGCCATCACATCTCTTAGATATGCTTCTGCTTTTACTTTAGGTAAGTTTCCTACATCAACATAGAATACTCGTCTTTCTGGTGCTCTTACTATTCTGTAAATAACAACAGCGTCCTCGATCATTCTTAATTGATTAGTAGGTTTGATTGCTTTGTGCAAGTGACCCATAACCATATTTCTAGTTTGATCTACAACACCAGACGTGACATAAGTAATTGAATCAGTTGATATCTTTATACCAGCATTTGAGTTTGCTGATGACATACCTTTTTCATTGTAAACAAACCATTCTGCTGTTTGTTCTACAACTTCAATTCCTTTACCTTTATTATCTCTTTTCTTAGTTATTTCTCGAACCTTCTTAATCTTTCTAGGATCGATATATCTAACTTCTGTAATCCCTTTTCTAGGACTAGTAGGATCGATCACCTTGTGGAAATATATTCTTCCGTCAATGTACCATCTTTTAAAGATGTCGAAACCTTTTTCGTCAAAGTTCATAAGTCGTAAGACTTCATCAAACTCTGCTCTAATTTTTGTTTTAATATTGTCTGAAATAGCAAGTTTATCTAGTGATAAAGAAACAGCTGAATCTCTTTCGTTAGATATGATAACCTCATTGATTATATCTTCTATCGCAGTATCACATTCAGGATGCTGACTGATCTCACGATATCTTTTGATTAAATCAAAGTCGTTCTTGGCAGTAACTTCCATATCCAAGTATTGACCAAAGTAACCGCCAGCAGATATAGTAGTTGTACCGTCATCTGGAGAAGGTATAGTGAACGCCTGTTTGGCACTCGCCGGCTTCTCCAGATCATTATCTTTTCTTGTTATCTCGAACCCAAGTAGTTTAACCATATTATAATTTTCCTTTTCGATTTAACTTAGTTAGTATATTATGTAGTCGTATCTGTTTCGAAGTATTGGAAGTTGAACGTCACGCTAAATTCTTCAATAGCGTCATTAGCATTGTAGTTCAAATCAATATTTCCTAAAGCAGTTGGGAACAATCCTCTGTAAGTATAAGATTTAAGGGTTGATCCGTTTCTGTCTAAATGGTCAATGAAACCATCAACTTGATAATCAGCAGGATTTGCGATACCTTCGTTGTCAGTCATATTGTTTATACCATTCATCCATCTTTCAAATGCTCTGTACAGTTTAAAGTCAGTATCATTTAATACCGTAATTGTCCAAGGTTCAAAAGTTCGATCCCCAGCGATATTAAGTTTTCTTCCTCTAAAGTCAATAGGTATATTACCTATTGTCTGTCCAGGTATAGCAGTCGCTTTACATAGGAAAGCAAGATCAGATGTTTCACCACCTACCGCAGCGTAACCAGGAAAAGGTAAAGTTACCTTAAACTGATTGGCTCTTGCACCACCACCTCTTAAACGAGATTTGAAGTCATTTATATTTGGCATTTTATTTTATCTCCTCTCTATTAAGATCCTGCTACTTCAGAAAAGGATACACCCGATCTGGTAGCAACAAAGTTAAGTTGAATGAAATTGATAGAACGTGCAGGTTTGATAAAGATATCAGCCCTGAATTCATTTCTATCGATAACGTCTCCAGTATTATTACTATCGTCACAAACTACTGAAAAGTCTGTAAGTCCTCTACGACCTTGTACATCTCTTAGGAAAGGTTCTACTAGATTTCTAAATTGTGCTCTAGTGAATTCGTCATTGAATTCAAATAGTTGAAATTTAGCAGCAGTAGAAACAGCCTTTTCTAATACGATAAACAATCTTCTAACATTTA